TCCACTTCTTATAAGCGTCCGCCTGGGTCTTCATCGGGAGCGGTGTCCCGGCCCCATACTTGGTCAACCGATTCTTCTCGATCCGGTTCATTCGATCCAAACGCCTGGTGCGGAGCAGATTCTCGGTCTTTCGTGCTTTGCCGCTTCGCCGGCTCGCCTTCCGGGCCTCGGTAATCGGGTTGGCATCTTTCTGCGCCACCCCGAAAAAGTCGTTGATGATGTTCTTCTTCGCCTCAGCGGTGGACGCATTGGGATCAAGGCCGGTCTCCCCGGGCCGATCCGCCTTGTGGTTCTCCAGGTACTTGAACATGTCCTGCTGGAACCGTTTTACGTCACCATCCCACATCGCGAGGTTCTTGTGCGTTTTACTGTCCGGGTTGCCCCAGTCGCTCGACTTCAATTGCATCGCGCTCCCGTCGAGCGTGGTTACATAAAAGTTCCCCGCTTTGCTGACATGGAACCCCAGCGGAAACGCAACCCGCAATCCGCTACTCAGGTTACTGCTATAACGCCCACTCCTCCCAAGTGCCGGGTTGTAATCCATAATGATGGATTGTCCCGGGGTTCTCATCTTCTCGACGATGTCCACTATCGAATCTTTCATCCCCGGCGGGATGATGTCGTTGGGGATCTCAAGTATCTTTTTAACCTGGGCATCAGTCGGTATTCCCGACCAGACGATTGAACCGTCTTTGAGTTGTTTCGGCAACATCCCCCCCGGCTCAGCACCGACCGCTTCAAGCGCAGTTTGAATCTGTTCAAGGCGGTTGGCCTGAAGTTTCTTGATCTGCCTCTCAGTAAGCAATAGGGGCAACCCACCCACATCATAGGCAATTGTGCCGTCCGGGTTGCGCTTGAATATGTCGTTGGTCTTGAAATGTTCGACCAGGAGTTTCCCATCCTTCGACTTGAGTGCCGCCTCAACCTTCTTGCGTCCTTCCGCTGCCCGGATTGAGCCAATCGACAACGCCGGTTTGTCCCCTCCCTCATCCTCCATCATGCGGCGGGTGACACTGTCCTTGGCCCTCACAAAGTCGCGCATGACTTTGTTGATCTCCCGGTTGTTGCTGATCGGCTTGCCATCCTTCCAGAATAACCCGGTCGGGTTTCCATCCGCGCCAAACGGCACCCCCCACTTCTCCAACACCACCCGGAGAACCCTCGTCTTCTTCAAATGATCCTGTAACAACCACCGATCCACAATCCGTTGGCGAATCGACCTCGCCCCCCGCAGGAATGTCGGTCCGGACTCCTTGACGAAATTTGCGAACGACTCCGCCTCGACCTCCTCCATGACATATTGCCGCTCGTTTTCCCGGGTCGCCTCCCGGTCAATCCTGGTCGGATCTTCCTTGTCGAAAACCTTGAACTGTTCCTCCCAGGCTGCCCGGGATTCCTCCGGTAATCGGCTGAGGTATTGATCAAAGAAAACATCAATGTCCTCGTCACTGTACATCCCCCGCTTCAACACCGTCCCGTCACCGGCTTTTTGGTCAAACAACAATGACTGGAGTTCAGCCCGTTGATCGCTCAATTCATCGAACTTCAGCATCGAGTGCATCATCTCATGGAAGACGCTTCTCGGTCCCTCGTAGCCTGTGTTGATGAAAACAGTCGGAGTGCCGTCCATCGAGGCTTGCGCCCCACGGGTTCCCATCGGGGTCTTCTCCGGTGCCACACCTTTCACCAGGACTTCCGGGTGGAACTTCTTCAGAAACTCGGGTTGCGACATGTAGACAAAATTGATGTCGCTGATCTTGTCCTTCCCGATAATGCCCCGAGCAACCAGTTCAGCCACCGCAACATTGGCAGCTTCCACCGGAGTAAGTTTCAAGTCCTGAATTGCTGTGCGCTCGGCCTCGGTCTTGGAGTTGATCCATTCGTTGACCGTGTTCTCAGCCTGTTTCTGGGTGCGGTATCTGCCGCCTATAAATCCGCCGGCCAAACCGCCTGCGCCACCCATCGTGCCGCCGGTTCCAATCGCTCCCCCGATAAATTCCTCCTCGCCGCTCGGCAATGCCAGGATACCCCCGGCCTTGCCTCCTTCGATTGAGCCGGTCACAAGGTTGTCCAGCGTGTGAATGGCGGGATCCAGAATAGCCAGTGTCCTGAGAGCCTTTCGGGTGACCCCGCCTTCCGCCACCCGGGCTGCCCGGCGCAGTGTGCTTTCCAGTGTCTCAGGCTTGCCCATCACCGAGCCAATCGCCTCCAAGCCTTCGCCGGCTATCGTGATTGGCTTGGCTGCCAGTTGCAACTTGGTCACCTGTCCGGGTGGTGGAATGGTGGCATCCCCGGCAAGTTGTTTCTGCAACTGCTCAATCTTCTCGGAGATGTTCAACGCAATCTGCTCGGTCTGCTTCCCCACCCACTTGACGCCTTTACCGGTCTGCTCAACCGTTGGAGCAACAAGTCGCCGGGTAAGTGCCGACTTCGGCCCGGCTTTAAGCCCAACCGACAACAGACCAAACGGCAAACTCGGATCGAGGAAATAACTCGCGCCTTCCGCCACCTCCTGCTTGATGTACGGTCGAATCAACCTGTCAGCCTCTTTCCCGAACAACTCACCTATAATTGTTGTCTTACCTTCCCTGGCCCGTTGACGGGTGTTGATATAGGAACGCATGAGCTTCCACTTGTCGCGGCGTCTGTCGCCCATCTCCTCAGTCCACAAGCCTTTGAACAGGTTGTAGTCGCCCGGTTCTATTTCAACATAACCGTCATCGAATATGTCCCGGGCAGTGATCTTCTTGTCGGGATAAGCCGCATTATGTTTTTCGACAAGAAAGTCGCGGGACTCACGCATGCTGTCGGCTGTCCACATACGACCGGGTGATTTTCGACTCTTTGCAATCGGTTCCACAGGCCAATCAGGCATAAATGCAACTTCATTCAACCTGTTAATCATCATCTTGCCAAGGATGCTCAAGTCCCAGGTTCCCCGGGCGAACGCCTCGGCTATTGTTGCATCGCGAGTGGGGGAAACCGGACCATAAAACTTTGGATCACTCAAGGCCGACCCAACACCTTTTGCGATGTCAGTGAACGCCATCCCAACCGCATTCACGGTCGCGTCCCAGGTCTTCTTCAAGCCGAACGGTTGCTTGTCTTTCCAGACGAAATATTTGTCAAGTTGCTCGTCTGTGACATTTTCAAGAATATCCGGATCTGTGTCGATCCACTCCACCAACTCCTCGATGGTGGGAAGTCTCGGCTTGCCGACATCAGTGAGAAGCGGAACAGCAACCGGCTCCGGTGCGCCAACATCAACCAGACTCGGCAATGTAACAGGCTCCGGTGGGCCGACATCAACCAGACGCGGCCCACGGACAATGTTCCGGTTCAGCAGATTCGGATCAACCGGGGGTGCGTTAGTTGCGAAAACAGGCATTACGGTGCCGGTGGAAAGGTTGGCGGAAGATGAGGATCTGGTAGTTGAACCGCGGCATCGCTAGGTGGCTGAACAACACCGTTCTGGATTGCGCCTCTTTCGGTCTTATACTTGTAGGTGTCTCCAACCTTCAATCTGCCCCGACTCACGGCAGCTTGCACATCCGCGATATTGTTGTATATCACCGGATCACCGACTGTCTTGTAACCAGATAAAAGTGCTTGATTCGTTGCGATAGCCCGCATATCTCGTTGCACCTGCCTCCGCAGGTCTCGCTTGTCAGCAATAACCGTAGGACTGTCGTTTATGAGCGGGAAGTATTGTGCAAAACCACCTTTATATTCTGACTCGGCAATCGCCGCACCGGACTCTCTGCGTAACAGAGCAGAAACCCAGTTTTCCCGGGCAGCAATATACCTCTTTTGGTCGTTGGTCTTACCAAACTCTGAGAGTCTGTGAGTGGTTTCTTAACCGCCTCCTTCCGTAACCCCGCCTCCTCCTCCTGTGCGCGGATCATGTCGTTGATCATGCCGGTGATCTGCGCCATGTTCTCGTACCCGCCTTTAACGGGATCGGGAATCAACTCATCCGACAACTTGAACGCCTCCAAGCCGGCTTCAGCCATCAACCCGCTGATCTCCTCGTCGTGCCGATATGTCCTGAACTTCTTCCGGTCCTCCGGGTTCCCTGGATCGAGCGCAGCGTTCTCAACCGAATCTCGTTTCCAGTCCTCGAAGATTGTGCGATATTTAGACTCACTCGCCGTTTCGGCTGCTGCATATGCCTCCTCCCGCTTCAACCGGACATCATACGCGAACAGCATCTTCCTTGCAGCCGCCCGATCCTTGATCGGGGTGGTAACAGGGGGTTGCCCCGGTGTGGCGGGAGGAATAAATATCGGGAACGATTTATTGGGGAATTTCTCAACAAAATCCGCTTCAAGGTCATAATCAACCTGACGCAGTGTTGCTTTCTGTTTAACCGTCTCATCCCAAATCTTCACCTTCTCCGTAATCTTGGGGAAATCAAAAACTGGAGGGTTATCCCCCACCTGAACCTTTGGAATATCTTGACCCTTAAAAAGTGTCCTATACCGACTTACCAATAATCCGCGTTCTGCCAAAAGTGCATTGGCCGATTCCGCGCCTGTTCGCGTATTGATAACTCCAACCGTATTGATAAAAGTTGCATTAACCTTTGGATCAAGAGACACAAACGGTATCGCCTCCAGTTGTGCATCGGTAAATATTTTATACTGCTCCGGATCAAGCATGTTTGTTATCGGAGAAACTTTTACTAGAAACTTCTTCAGAGCGGTTTGTGATTTCGTTAAATTCGTGGCGGCAAGAGTTCTCTGCACCTGCTCAAACTGAAACTGTGTTTTAAGCATGTCCATGCGCTTGCCGGCCATGGCATTTTGCACGGCACTGTTCCAGATGTTTTGCCCCGCCCTTACTCCGCTTGCAAATGCTGATCCTGCGCTCATTGTCTTTTATCCTGTCGGGGTATCATCCTTTTTCCCACCCAACCAATTGGAGGCTGCCCAACTTCCAAAACCGCCGGCTGCCATCCCCAATAACTGCGTCCCAATCGGTTGCTGCTGGGCGGCATAATTCATCCGCTGATTGTAGGTGTTCATCGCCCATTGCTGACCCCGCGCACCGGCACCAGGATCAACCCCAATGCCCTGGTTGATGCCCATCGGACTGAACGGACTTGCTCCCTGCTGCGCCCCGGCCAATTGCCCAAACTGTGCCACCGGCGTTGTGCCGCTCAGGAAACTGGCGGCATTGGCCAATCGTTGCTGGTACTGTCGATAAGCCGCATCCCCCACCGTCAACGCCTCGGCTGCCGCGGAGCCTGTTCCCAGGACGTTGCCCCGGGCAACCTGCCCTGCCTGCTCCGCCTCGGTCACTTCACGCCTCAAGCCGGGTGCCAGGGCGTAACCCCGTTCCAGGCCGGTCAACGCCTCCTCCCCGAGCCGTTTCCGGACTGCCGCACCGGTCGGGTCGGCTGCCTCCAGTTCCCGGTTTCGTTGGGCAACAAAATCCAGTCCATACTTCTCCTGGACATCAAGCATGGTTCTAGCCATGAAATCGGCTGCCTCCGCCCCAAATGCCATCTCTTCCCGGGTAGCGTCCACATCAGAGTAACCCTTGAAATCATACTCCACATCCTTGGTGCCGGTCTTGTTTCCTTCCGCATCAAAGATCGGCACTTGAACCGTGATCTTCTTACCGAACTTCGCCGCATTGGCCACCATTTTCTGGATGCCCAGCGTCTGTAAATTCGCCCATACACCCGCTTCATTCGCTGCCGTTATGTTGGGCGCGTCCGGTTGATCTCCACCATATAATCCCATAATTTAAAACTCCTCCTTCAGGAACAATTCCCGAACCTTTAAACTGATCTTTCTCAAGTGTTCATTTCCTCCCGTTAAATACCCGACCATCAACGCCAGTTCGGTCAACTGGTCGCGTATCACCAAAGCGTAATATTTTTTCGTCTTCTCCTCCTTGATCCATTCATTCGAATCCATCCAGGCATTCAGACTCGTAACATGCAACGGCAGAAGGGTCGCCTTGTTTACATGAAAAAAACCGTTTGCAGGCAGATCCACCAAAAGCAACTGCGCCAAAGCACAGGTCTTCACCCCGGTCCAACTCATGATCTCATCATACAGATCATCAACCAACCTGGCTGCCTGGGAAATTATCGAGAGATAATTCCAGGCATCAACATTCCCGTTGGCGCATAATTTCATGGCTTCATGCACTTTCTCATCATAGGTCACGCCTCCACCCCCACGCTGTTCAGGAAACCTCCCGCATGAATGGATCTGAGTGCCAGATATTTACTGTCCGTACTGGCGTTGGTGGATTGCTTGAAATTAAATTGTAACTCCCGGAACTCGGGGTAATGGGTCATCGAATAGCGGAAACGCCTGATCACCGCAGTGCCAAGTGTGGCCGGCAACACGAAGTCCAGACGCAACTCACCGGTGCCGGTATCCAGTTCCTTCACCAGATCGACGTTCTCCTCGTTATCCAGCAAAACACCGATATCAATAATGGCATTGCCCCGGGCAAACTCGAACTCAACAAACTCAGCGTCCTTGCTGGTCATCTGGTCCTTGAAAGTGAATGCCCGGGTGGTTGCCTCCCAACCGGTATCAATGAGGGTTGTAACCGGTTTATCCTGAAAATCTGTGTCCACCAGGGCAATGTCCATGACATAATCCTGGAACCTCAATGGGTTGCCGATCTTATCGAGGCTTATCAAGAACGGTTCCGCACCGGTAAACTGGGTGATCGCATAATCCACAGGATTAATTGTGCTGGCCGGCACCCCGGAAGTGACTTCAACCTTTCCCTGCCAAACCCCCATCCAGGAATTGGTGTTGGTGTTGTAAACAAGCGTCGTGTCGTTCTGGGTGGATGCATTGGTCGGCACACTCAGCAAATAACGTCCGTTCCAGAAAATCCCGGTAGCCTTCTCCGCCACATCCCAGTTGATCTCGTCGATGACGTTCTGGATCGGATAACTGATCACCCCCACATCGGAGGCAATCATGTTCTCCTCCATCGTGCGGCGGATCGAGCGCACACCGTCTCGGCTCAGATAAAACAGATCCTCGCCGACCTGGGCGATGGACCCATGGCTCAAACAACCGCTTGAAGCCGAAATGGTACGAATTTTGAACGTGCTTGCCGCCGGCACTGTCGGGCTGGCAGTCGCCGGGACCGGATTGGTGTCCACCACATAAGCGGAGTTCTTACAGAAAACCACCACATTAAACCCCACCCAGTTTGCCAACCCGGTGATCGGATCTCCCAACCCAACCTTGAAAGCGTTTGCCGC